CTAGCTGCTCCTGCTCTATAAATACTTCCACCTCTACCAGCATATACTTGATTATTAAATATAGCTGACATGACAACCTTTTCATCAGAAGAACTTACTTGTGGTACTATATTATCATTATATTTAGCACTACCATTTATTCTTCTATAACCACCTTCAATATCTGGCTCAAAGTTTTGAAGTTGTAATGCTTCACCAGGGGCCATTGAAAACACATCTTTATTAAGTGTTAAACCTCCTGCACAGCTTACAACAAATGGTGATATTAAATCGGTTGTCGGCATTTAACTACCCCGACATTTTACGTGCTTTTTCTGCCTCGTATAATCTTCGCATTTCCTCTAGTTCAAAAATAGATTTATCTGGAAATACTTCCATAACATTATCTTTTTCAACAGCTTGTTTGTATTTATTATATTCATTTAAACTAAATACACCACCTGCCATTTTAATATTATTATTTTTTTGATTAGCTGCTTTTTTAGATTGATAATTTATATTATCTTCTGTGTTTTTATTTTCATCTCTTTTCATATTAATATCCTATATAAATTGTACGTTAATACTTCCACTTAATACTCTATCATCTCTCATGTAATCTTGAGGTGATGCATAGTCTACTTGTAATAATCTTAATTTTCTTTGATAATCTCTATCAGCTAAAGATGCATGTTGTGGATCAGATCTTAACATGTATGTATAATATTTACATCTATCAATTATCAATGGTGAAAATCTATCTGGTAAATTTATAGTATCAGTTGCAGCTGATAAATCTGTATGGGTAGTATAGTATCCATACTTAATAACATAATCACTTCTTTCTGGAATTGGAGTTAAACCAAAGTATCCATAGTTAGGATTTCTATATACAGATACAGGTTTAGCAAAAGAATCATCACCTGCTCTGTCATCAATAGGTTTTCTTGTTTGTAAAAAAGAATCATAAGTTATAAAGTTTAACTTAGCAGGTACTAAAGTATTATCTCTAACTCTTATATAATCTACTTCTAAATTATCTGTAGTACTATTTGTTACTGTAATATAAGTTGTAGATGCTGTAGCTGTAAATGTACCATCAAAAATATTTCCTTCACCTGTATTTGTTACAGATAAAGATGAACTTAAATTTGTGTCATCATTTGCAGATGTCCCAGCTTTAATTGTTAAACTAGAACCAGATGAAGATGTATCTACTAATCTAACATGTAATCTATATGATCTATTTTTAACAGTATTAATAGCTTGATAAATACCAGAGTTATTTAATAATACTCTTCCATTACCATTTGATGAATAACTTGGAGAACCAGTTGAAGTTGTCCAGTTACTAATATTAGTTTCAAATTCAGAATTAGTTAATAATTCTCCAGAACTAATTACAAAAGAATCCCAATCAACCTTTCGCATATTTGCTGGCAATGCATACTCTTGTTGGCCCACTACTGTTTGTTGAGTAGTTTCAGTATATAGAATAGGTAATTCACCAGCCTCATTATAAATATCATGAATAGATTTATTTACAAAATCTTTTACTGCTGTTTGAACTCCTCTACTTGTAGCAAATGTAGCTGAAGTTAATTCAGTTTCATTTAACTCTCTAAGTGTTCTATTTACTAATTGTAAGTATGTTGTTGCCATAGATGTTTAGGATTATTTTGTTATTAATTAATCAAGGGGGGATTGCTCCCCCCAAGAATAGTAGTTATTACAAAGTAACAACGCCAGAGTATACAGCGTCTGCTCTTAAGATTTTTCTTCCGAACACGTGTAATCCTCTAACGATATCTGCGAATGAATCTGGATCTCTGATCAATTCAGTTTTTGCAATGTGATTAGCAGTTGCAACGCCTGACATATGACCATATACGAACGCATATTCACCAGCAGTTGAAGATGAGAAAGTAAAGTTAGCAGCAGAACCTGCAGCACCGTTTACGATCGCATTTGTTGAGTACATTCTGAAACCGAATAAAGGTCTATCTGTGACCATTCCGTTTCTGATTTGTGATGCACCACCGTCAGCCATTACTGACTGATCCATGATTTTACCTTCAGCTTTTCTTAACTGTTGGAAAAATTTAGGTGGAGCAACTAACCATCTATTTTCTTCTGGTACGTCATTACCATCAAGAACTGCTTTAGCAGCAGATACGATATCAACTAGTGTGTTAGCATTAGTTGTACCAGTTAATGGAGCTGCATCTGTACCAGTTGCAGTCGCATCAGTTGCTGCGTTATCATAAATGTATTTTAATACATTGTAGTCGTAGTTCTTCTTAAGTGAGTAAGCACCTGAAGAAGTTGCAAGAGCTTCAAAGTTGATATGAGATTGTCTTTCTTCAATGTCATCTACTTTGAAAGCAAAGTATGAACCTTGATCAACAGTCAATGTTACTTCATCGTCTGCTAAATCGTCTGTAGTCACAGTCGTACCTCTAGCGTACGATCTGATTGATACAGTTGGTTCTTTTATTATTTTTACAGTATCACCAAAGTTTTCAATTTCTCCAGCATAATCAGTGTTAGTAATATCCTCTACCACTGATGCTCTTCTGAAGAATTTTTGAACCTTTTGGCTAAAAATTTGTGGAGTAAAATTACCTGAAGGTAAGTTTGTATATCCACCAGCTACACCAAATGCCATATTGTTTTCTCCTATATGTTAGTGTTGTTAGTTTAGTTTAAGGTTAACGTTGTTCAATTCTACCTTCTAAACGAGCAAGATCAATTTCCTTTTCATACCTTTCATATTCGTAAGGTTTTAATTTAGAAATTTCACTTACAGTCCAAACTTTCTTTTTAGGCACTTCAGAATCAGTACTTTTCTTAGTTTTAGAAATTGCTTTAGCAGCTTCATTCTTAATATCCTTTTCTTCTTTCTTAGTTAGCTTACTAATTCCACGATCCATTTTATATAGATCAATAGCTCTAGCAGCTAATTTAGCATTGGAAGTATTTTCATACAACCAACTTTGAATAGTAGGATCTTGTTGTTCAGCCCATTGATGAAAGTCATCTTTTTGTCTTAGATCACTAAAATCTGGGTGAACTTTAAGAAGTTCCACTTCTGCTTTTTCTTTTGCAATTTGTTCCTGTTGCTTTTGCAAAGAACTATATTTTTCTTCTATGTCTTTTGCTCTAGCATCTGCCTTAGTCATAGCGATAGTTTCAACCATCTCATAGACGTCTGGGTATTCCTTCTTCCAAGATTCTAATTCTTCCTTGGATTTAGGTGGTACAAATTGTCTTGTACTTGATTCTAACTGTGTTTTTAAAGAAGAAAGTTCTTCCTTATGTTTTTGAATAGTAGAATCATAGTGTCTCTTCAAATCGTCATAACGTTTTTTAAAGACACGATCTTCAGCTGTTGCAGGGCGTTCAGCGATAGGAGTAGCCTTGGTATCTGTAGATTCTGCAGTTTCTTCAGATGTATGGGTGTCCTTCTGTTCGGTTGCTGCGTCTGCCTCTTGTTTTTGTCTCTGCTCTATATGATAGCTTGAAAGTTTACCTGACAAAAATGCTTCGGTCTCTTGGTCAATTTCTCCTCGATCTTTATGATAAGGATTCTCTGCCTTAAGTTCAACTTTCTTTTCTTCATTAGTAGCTTCGACTCTGTCGTTTTCTTCCATTATTTTTACCTATTGGTTGAGTGCCTTATGGATAAGGGTAGCTCGATTCCATAATTTTTGTGGGCTGAAATTAAACTTGCTCAGTATCTATTGATGCGTAATCAATATCTCCTGGCTGTTCCGTTTCAGGTGGCACAGTTTGTTGATCCATCTCTTGACTAGATGCAAGATCAGCTATAAAACTTTCTACAGCTTGAGCTTCATCTGCTCCACCATATCTTTTAGTTGCAAATGTTTTTACAACTGAGACAGGTAGAACTACGTTCTCTTCTGCACTAGTAAATTGATCCACAAGTGGACTAAGTTCTGGTGCTAGTTTTTTAAGAACGCCTGCAACAGATGGAGCTAATACTGTATCAAGTACAACCTTATCTTCATCTGTTAGAGATTGAATTTTGTTTTGTAAATCTTCTGATGGCATTTCTTGGGGTTGAGGCTGAGGTCTTTGTGCAACTTGTTGAGGTTGAACTCTTTTAGGTTGCATAGATTCTGGAACTTTCATTCTACTCATATCGGGTGCTTGTGGAGTAAAAGGTTTTTTATCTACTAATCCAGTTGTGCTAACTTTATTCCCTGCTTCAATTGCCATTATAAATGCCTATTACGTTTAGTGTTTAATAAATTATAATTTTTATCACTTACAAAGTTTCCTATTAACCAACATAAAGGTTCACCTATACCTGCATAGATTCTTCCTAATAAATCAAATTTACCTTGATTCATTCTCCATGCAATATCATTTGCTCTATGTTGTGCAATATGTTTCCAAACTTTTCTGTAAGTTTTAAATTTTTGAATATGTCTTACTGTTGGAATTGCCCAAGCTAAATATCCTTTTAAATGTTTTTTACTTAAATGTCTGTAAGTAAATCTTATATCTCTTACTAAATCAGCTGTAGATAATTCTCCTGTTTTATTTAATTCTGTACAAATAACTCTTTGTGATCCACCGCCACCACCTTTGTTGTGTACTACATATTTATCTGCAATATATGAATTGTCATTTGAAACATTAAAATTGTATAAAGGTGTTTTAGGACTTTCTATATCTTTTGATTTAATATCAGTAATTTCTAATAAACCATTTTCAGTTATAAGTTTATCACCAACTTTTAATTCACCTTTTAATTGATTATATAATTCAATACCATCACGTTCTTTTGTTTTTTCTGGTTTAATAGATTTCCAACCTTCATCTGTCATGAATGGGTGTTCTGAAGTAAAAAAATAATGTTCAGTATTATTAAATGAATATAATTTTCTTTCACCTAATAATGTAGGATCTAATTTAATAACTTCATTATCACCTTTGTATCCTTTTACTTTATCTCCAACTATAATATCTTCAATATTTTTAGTTGTACCATCTGCCATAGTAATTTTAGTACCAGCAATAAAACAACTTCCATATGCTGCTTCTTCTTTAGTTTGTTCTCCAAAGCTATCTTTACCTGTGCTTTCTTTTCTACTACCGTAGACTTCTTTGTTTTCTGCTTTTGCTTTTGCTCGATCTGCTACTTCTTTATTTTTTTTATTATTATATTCTTCTAATTGTTTTTCCATTTTTTTAGTATCATCTATAAATTTTTGAGATACATTTTTAGTAGCAATAGTATTTTTTCTTGTTGCAATTCTAGTACGAGCACCTCTAGCTATATCTCCAAATGCAGAAACTGCATTCATACCAGCAAATACATCTGTAGCTGGATTACCTCCTACTCTACCATTATCCATAACATTAAAATAAGATTTATTAAATTTGTCTGTAGGAGATTCTTGAATATTAGCAGCTATACTTCTAGCAATTGTAGCTATTGGCCCAGACGTTAAAACTTTACCTACGCTAGTAGCTAATGACTGTAATCCTGTTTTAACTGTAGATAAACCAGTTGTCGGTGCTTCTGGTTTTACATCTTCTTTTTCAGCAGGATCAGCTAATGTGCCTGCAGTTGAACCTGCAAATCTTGCAGTATCTAAAGGTTGTGCAGCAACTTTACTAATACCTAATTGTGCAGCATCTGAAGTCATTGCAGCTCTAGCATCTGCAGTTGTAGATGCATATGCTTGAGGTGCTTGAACTTGTTGTGCACCTAAACTTAAACTTCTAAAAGGACTAATAGGTGTTTTATCTACAACTATACCTGGAGCTTTTGGTTGTGTTGTATCACCAGCTATATCTCTCATAGTTGGTCTTTCAAATGATGATTTAGTTGTTTGTTGTGTAGTATCACCAGCTATATCTCTCATAGTTGGTCTAGCTACACCTAAACTAGTTGTAGTTGTATCAACTTGCGGATCAATTTTTTTAGCTTCTTTTTGTAGCTGTGCTTGGCTCAACATTTCTGAACCAGTATAATCTATTCTATCCCCACCTGTTGCAGGTTTAAATGCTTCTGTAGTTTGTTGTGCTACAGTTTGTGTAGTAGCTTCTGTAGTTGCTTTTGATGTATCTGTAGTACCAGCAGTTGTAGTTGTATAATCTGGTATAGATAATTTTTTAACAGGAGTAAATCCAACTTGTTTGACTGTATATTTTCCAGTAGTAGGATCTTGAACTAATTCAAAAGTTCCACCACCAATTCTATTTACATCAAAAGTTGTTGCCATATTATTCCTTATTGCGTTTGTTCGCTTCCTTCAGGTTGAGTATTTGCCGCACTAAAGCCAGCTTCCCCTGGCATCGGCACACTTCCCGTTCCGATGTTGCCACCTCCAGCTCCCGATACATCTGTTGCTGAAGCTCCAGGAGGTACTTCTCCAGTTGGCCCCATTTGACTTTGTCCTCTAGCAGAGGCAGTATTGTTTTGATTTCCATTTGCCATCCCCATTATTTGTGCATAGATCGCAGCTTTCTCTGGATCATTAATTAATTGATCTGGATCTATATCTAAAGACTTAGCAATTTCTTTTAAGCAAGTATGCCATCTTACAAATGGTGCAAGTGCAGGATTAGATGCAGTTTGCATAAATGTAATTAGTCTTTGTGATCTAACTTCTTTTTGCATCAATGAAGAAGTCCCTTGTGCTTTAACTTCCAGATCACCTTTTATGTTAGGAGAGTCTTCATTGAATTGCATGTTCCAATGATACAATGATTCTCCAAGGGGTTTCAAAAGATAGTCATCAATATTTTTAATAACTGTCTTAATACTTAATGCAGCAGCACCCATCAACATAGACATACCTGATGCAGTTCTAGTTGTAGATTGTACACCTGTTGCTCCATGTGAGTATGATGGAATACCAGTTGATTCATCTGCTAGCTGTCTGAACTTATCAAACATTTGTAAATTCTCTTGTGCAGTATTTGGAAATTTAAGACCATGTACTGCTTGACCTGTTTGACCACTTTGTCTTCTAAATATTTTACCAGGATAAACTTTCATATCTTGTCCTGGAACTAGCATTGTTTCATCAACATCAAATACTAAATTACCTGCTAAGGCTAAGTTATCAATTGCCATTCTAGCATGACCATTCATAACCATCTGTGAGTCTTCCATATTTTCTGGAATACCTACTCCAAAAAATTGATATGGATTTAATTCATATGGACATACTAAGTATGGTAATCGTTTTGGCGAGAATGGATTTTCTACCATTCTTAAAACTTTATTACCACATATCCATATATTAACATGAACTACTTCTGAATCTGTTTCATATGAAATTCCACATTCATCAGCAAGTTTTTTATCAATGACTCCCCAATATTCTAATACTTCAAATCTGTTTTTATAAATACTTGTAATATTTTCTCTATCATATAATGAAGATTCAAATCCTCTTGTTTGATAGTTAGGCCCCATCTCTAAACATTCTTGTACAGCTTGTCTATCAAACATCGGTTTATCTCCTAAGTCTTCTAGTTGCTGTTTGTTAAATGAATGTCTTTGAATTACATAATCACAATCATTTATATTCGTAGCATTTGGATCTGGATAAAAATCCCAACATGATACTGCTTCAATAGATGGAATAGATTTAGTTTTAGATACTTGAATTTTCGTTATATTACCTTCATCATCTTCTGTAGTATCATAGCTATGATATGTTTTAGAATCTGTAAACGGGCCTTTTAAAATTCCTGTACCTAGTAATGCCATTTCAAAAAATACATGACGCATAATTGTAATAGCTTTACTTTCTTCTAACTGGTCATGAATTAATTTCTCCATAGCTTCTGCTGCTAACTTAGCAGGTTCTATCTGTGGAGTACCTGTACTAGATGGGCCTTCTTCAAATCCTACGTTCTCATATTCTTGTGCAAGATTTCTCATTAAGTCTGTAGCAGTAGCACCAGGAGGGATGCCTTTACCATCACCTGCATAACCATAAGGATCCATTTCTTCTGGAGCTTGTGGTTGTTGTTCTTGTGGTGTTTTTAAATGAGCTTTCTCTGCAATACCTTCAGGTACTGATGTTGGATTAATACCTAAAGGGAATTTGTTTTGTGAAAATAGTACTTCAATAATTTGACCGAATGATGCAAGAACTTTTGTCTTTGTAATCTTAACAAAGATTCTAGACTTTTCGTTATCTCTAAAAGCCATTTCTGGCCCATACAATCCTCTATAATTTCTGTAAGCCTTTAACCATCTTTTTTCATCGTAGATTTTAGATGTCTCGGCCTGTTGAAACTTAGAACGTATGTGTCCTACAAGTCCGTTTCCTGCAGTTTCATAACTGCCATTTTTATCTTTACTATCTTCCATTTAAAACTTAGTAATCTTTTTCTTCAGCCATTCTAAAAATTGATGGATCTACTTTTGATTTAGATTTTCCTTTTTTATCTTTACCATCACCAGCCATATCACCTTGTTTAATTTTCATATTTGGATTAATTTCCAATTTATCATTAGGTCTTTTAGCTACATCTGGTGCAAGTTCTCCATGCATATATCTTTTCATCATTTGCTTTTCTCCTATATTAATAATCTTTTTGATCTGCCATTGTAAATAAACTGTCCTGTACATGTTCTGAACCAGATTTAGTTGGGACATCATTATCCGCTAAATAGTTCATAGACTTGTATTTTCCTGGAGCATGCTTATTAAAGTCAATGTTCATTGATTCTCTGTTTGGTTGTTTGCCATCAGCAGCTTCACTTAATTGACCTTGTTTTACTTTAGCCTTTGGGTCGAATTTTGCTTCCATGTTTCCTCCTGTTATATTTTTACTTTTTTAATTTTAAGTACATTTTTAGTAGGAATCACTGTATGACCACCACCTTGTTTAACTTCTTTGTTGTTTAACTCAAAATTAAAATCTGACATAAGGATTGTTACTTCTGAGTCATATCTCATTAACCATCCTACGGTACAGCAAATAGCTGTAGTTGATTTTTTTATGTCTGGTATATCTACCCAAGAAGCATCAGATACAATATCTTCCCAGTAAGCAATTACCAATTCATATGGAAATATTTTTTTATTAAGCTCTGGAAGTTTTCTTTTTTTCTGTGACATTTTTTAACTTCCCGCTTTTTTCCATTGCATAAAAAACAGCAGTACCTTTTTTAGTACCATACTGTTCTTTTAATTCTTTTAAAACTTTTTTACCTTTAGCATTTAAAGGCATTATAATACTTTTCCTTTATTAATTCCTGATTTAATAACATACTTATTTGTGCCATTGGCATTTTTATCTACAGACTTTTTAAAGTATCTGCATAAAAATAATTCTTTAGCACGTCTTGTTGCATCTTGAAAATAAACATTTACTTTGTGGTGTATTCTATTCATAATTAATATCCAAATTTTTTATCTGCAGCATTAAACTCTGTACTGAAGATAGGTTTAAAACGTTGTGCATATTTAGGGTGCATGGGTCTGCTCATACATCCATAACGTAATGCATCATATGCGTGATCTTCTGCATTCGTATCTACATCTTCTGGGTTTTTATCATCAACAGGTAGAGTAGTAATTGTTCTAATTAAATTTCTACAGTTGTTAAAAACTCTAAGACCTGGTTCTTTACCATTCATTGATAATCGTTTATGAATTTCAAGTTTACCACTAATTCTACTTTTAGGTGATCTATCGGATTGTCTCCAACGACATCCTTGTTGTATCATTGTCTCTGCAATGCTTGGGCCTACATCACCTCTCTTAGCCCATGTACTAGAGTCTAATACTCCGTATTGAATATATTCTCCAGATTCTAATTCTATAACTTTTCTTGCGAAAACATCTGCCGTAATTTTGGAAGTATATAACTCTCTATAGACCCACAAATTATTATTGTAATCAACAGCAAACCATAGAACACAAGCAGGAGAACTATAACCCCAGTCAGCAGCACGAAACCTATACCATCCTTTAGGTATTTCAAAAGGTTCGACCACATGGACTGACCTGCTAAACTCTGGAAAGGCTGAATCTTCATAGGCATCCCAATCTCCATCTAAGAACTGTTTACGCTGAGTATCAGGTAAAGATGCAAGCATAGCATAATAGTCATCTGTTTGCATCAGATAAGGATTGTCTTGTAACTTTGCAGGAATAAATCTACGTGTGATAGTCTTTACTCCGACAGGTGTGTCTATTTTTATTTCAAATGCAGAGTTAGGTTCTGCAGGGTCTACAAACATTTCTTTAACCCATTGTGATCCAATGTTACCTGGGTTGCCTGTAGCTCTTAAATAAACAGGTATGTCCTTATCAACTGATCTTAAAGAAGATCTTAAAAAATTATATATATCTGGCGAAGGATATTGTGGAAGTTCGTCTATTCCTATCCATGTGTACGACTGACCTTGGTAACGTAAAACGTCTGTCATGTTCTCTGCGTAACCAAACTCGATCTTTGCTCCCGAAGGGAATCGCCATTCTTTTTCTTGTTCTCTCCATTTTGCTCCTGGATATGCTTTAGAGTATAATAGTTGAGACTTACTAATTAAGTCTCTTAACTCTGGCATTGTACGTCTTATTAACAGTGCTCGGTGATGAGCCTTGGAACAATATCGAAGTGGGTCTACTAGCATGGCATAAGACTTGCCTCCACCTCTTGCTCCACCGTAAAATACTTCTCGTTCAGAAGCTGCAAGAAATTCTGTCTGTGGGCCACTGTTTGGCTTAAAGATAACGTCTTGCGATTTTACATGCTCTTGTATTGTCTTAGGAGCACTATCTATTATATCTTCCGTAAGCAGTTGTGTGTCTTTTCCGTCTAACGCTTTGTTAATTGTTAACAGTTTATTTTTAACATTTTCTGCGTGACGTTTGGCAGAACGTAGTGATTGTTCTGCTGTTGCAACTTTCTTACGTGTGCGTGCTAGAATTTGTTTGGCAGATTGTTTAGCTTTCTGTCGTTTCGGTTTCTTCTTGGGTTTCGGAGGTTCTACCTCGTTCAACTCGTTTTTTAAGTCCGACATGTGAAATATATCTACCTGTTTTTCTGTGAAGCCATTGAGCTGTTTCTCTAAGAGAACAAGTTTTTAAATATTTCTTAGCTTGCTCTAGTGCTTCTAATTCTTCTTTGACTGGTTCAATGTAATCTGGATTATCAGATTGTTTAAAACCAAATGGAATCGTTCTAGCTCTTCTCTTGATCTTGATCGGTTCCATCTTTTGCTGGCAGTATGAATATACCATGGACTGCTTTCATATTAATATCAAGTTGATCTTTTTTAACAATACCAACTCTGTCTAGTAATTGAGTGGCAGCCGCTAGACGAATATTAGCGTGTGGTGTGGTACCATCTTCGTCTAGCAAATCGGTGAGACGTGTGGCTGCCTTGGCAGAGTGTGTGGATAGGTGGTTCTCTGCCAATTCTGTAATTTCTTTTTTTAGGTTTCTAACAACTTTAGGATAACTATGTTTAGCGTAACCTGCTATTTCGGCTGCTACTCTTGGATCTCCCTTTGCTTCCCCGAACAATACCTCGAGAAACTTCTCCTGCATATCGGTTAAGTTTTTCTTTTGACTTGGAATTATAGAAGAATCCATTGTTTGCATTAATAACTTCCATAAATTCTTTAAATGGAAGTGTATTTACCTCTTGATTACTTATTTTTGATTTTCTTTGCAAATTCAGCTAATGTTTTTGAAGATTTAAATTTCTTTAATAGACTTTCTTTCTTGTCAGCTGCTTTGATTTTAGTAGGATCAAATCTTTCTGATCTTTTCTTAGCTACCATTCTGTCCATTTTCATTTTATCAGACATTTTACCTGGTTCGCCTCTAGACTTTTCTCTAGCATAGCTAGATTCTGCATCAGATATTTTATCTCCCATTAATCTTTTAGCTTTATTTGAAGCTGTAGATACTCTTTCTGATTTTTTAGAAGGACTTTCGAAGATACTTCTAAGAAATTTAGGAGTTCTCTTTTCCTTATCAGACATAATATCTGTTTGTCCGTAATTCTTTGCCATATTTATTACCTTAAAGTTGTTAATTGGTACCAATTTAGTAAATATAAATCAGTGATGACCCTGTATATATTGCTATATTCTGAGTATGTGTGTCCCTTTGATTTATATTAAGACTATATTATTATATTATAGCTTGAATTACAATTTTGTCAAGTACTTTTTTTTAATTATTTTTAATTTTACCATTGACAAAATTGAATATGGGGTGTATAATAGAAATATACCCCTGGGGGAGGCTTTATATGTATATAGTACCTACTCGTACATTCCCCCTAGGGGATACCTTAGGGAATGGTCAGGGGATTTACTAGTATTTTATCAGAATAATATCCCCTATATTCTGGCCCAGAGGTAGTTAACAGCCACATCAGGGATTTTCTGGTGCTTACGTATGTATAGTATAGCACACCCCCCATGCCCCCTGCGTATCCCCTAGGGGTTAATCAATAAAAATAAATATAAATAAATTTCCCCTAGGGTATCTTTGGGGGTTATTGGTGTTTAACAGTTGTAATCGGGGGGGATAGTGTGAAAATTTGTACCTATTATCCCCTAGTGTAAATCAAATATAAAATTAAGTTTTATACAGGCACAAAAAAAACCCCTAGTTTATGGCTAGGGGTTTTTAAGGGTTAATTAAAATTAACTAA